CAAAGGGTTCCATAATCATACAGGTAAATGGCCTCGGGGTTTAATCATGTTAGCCAGTTCGGCCTCCATTTGAATCTTCTCCCGAAGCTTCTGATTAATCAATGAACCGATACTATCAATATCGATTTCTTTTTCATTACAATAATTAATAACTGCATCCATATAGGTTATCTTAAATGCCGATACCTGCTCATCAATGTATAAACTAAACTCAGTAGGAGATCTAAATCGTTTAGTAATTACAAGAGCATCGGTCAGTTGTTCGTTTTCGTCTGTCATACAAAGTAAATAAGTCCTAGCATTACCGCTTGAATGGCGAATCCAAATCCAATTGTCACTACCATCAGCATATCTTTAAGTATAGCTGATTTCACAAAATAAAGCAATAGCCCTGCCCACAACATTAATGTAATATCTAAAGGAGGCATCTTATCAGTTGCCCCTGCCAATACTGCAATAAAGCCTGGAATGGTAGAACCTATAAGAACAACGATACTGATCCAGGCAAACGTATCAGCTGTAGCCTTTGTAAAGCCTTCAAAGTAAGAGAATACTTTATCTTTTAATTGATTAAATTTTTCCATTTTTCTCACCGTAAAATATATGACGACCGATTTGACTTATCTTTGGAAGATTCCAATTGGGGTTAACATAATCGGCATGATAGTACATTGCCTTATGCATCGATGGTAATCTAAAGTTTTCTAGAAGTACCTTCTTAGCCACTTCCATTGACTCTTTGTAATGCGCATTTGATCTCACCTTAGGACCATTTTCACAGTACCAGGAGAACTGACAGACTACTTTACCATAAAAAACATTCTTCTGATAAACTACATCGCATATATCTGGTGGAAACTTACCAGAGGCTGCTCTATTTAATGTAACCTGAGCTACTGCAACCTTACCTTCAAAGGGCTCTGTAGCCGCTTCGTGGTAGATGTTCTTAGCTAGACAAGTTAACTGCTTGTCTCTTTCTTCCATTGTGATTGGTGTACCATTATATTGCTTAGTATTATAATAGTGGATTCTACTGGTGGTAAATTTGGTAACTAAAAATACCATTAAAACCACAAGACCTATTTTTAAAAATAGATTAAAAGTCTTTACCATTGGTTTTCCTTAATAAGAAGGCTCCTGAGTTAACAAGAGCCTCTACCTTCAGATTACTTCTTACTAATAGTCTTAATGTTATCTTGAGGGATGTTAGAAACAAAACCATTCAAGATATGAGCTTTTGCGATGATTTCAGTTTCTGAGGGATAGGCTGGGTAGCCTGGGTGCTCTGGAGGCGTTTGACCGGCGTGTTTAGCGGTCTCTACCTTCGTGGCCCAGTCGTTAGATATAACTTCACGCTTACCGTAGTAATCGTCACCAAGCATATCTTTGGCCATTTTGAGAAGTTCGAGACGAATCTCGAAAGGTGTCATGTTACTCATAATAATCTCCTTTGTGTGTATGAGTGTTATAAAATGGTAGGTTATTCTGTTACGAGGAAACCTACCGAAACCCTAAGCAGCGTTTAGGCTGCTAATGCGTACTTTTCATCGTTAGCATTTATCTTCTTTGTGTCTTCGGCCGAGTTCCCCCAACCCTAACGGCTTCTACTTTGCCGGATCGTCCATCTTTGTACTTATCGCCCTGTCGAATCTAGAACAGGCCCATCAGAAGCACATTAACTACTCTCCTAAAACATTATCCATTTCTGGGATCTAGTTGCTTGCTAATATACTTCTGGTGGACCTGAGGAGATTTGCACTCCTGTCCAGAACTACTTTCGATTAATTTCATACGATCGTAATCTTATTTAGGCGACCTAATTCTCAACCGCCCACATATGGATTATACATGCTAGGCAACAACTAATCCACTCTTTCTTTCATAGAGGTCCCGAAAGTACATCAGGCGCTTTACATGGGTATTTCTACGCTCAACAAACACCTGAGGCTCTTCATCGTCTACTGCAATTGCAACCACGGTTTGAGCAACCGGTATCTTAAACTGCTCTTCAAACATAATAGCATAAGCAGAGCATTGCATAAAATAATTCTCAATATCTGCTTTATTCTTAAGACGTTTAGATGTCTTAAAGTCAATAACTGACAAAACTCCATCAAATTCAGCTACACAATCAACAGTACCAGCAATACGCAAATGATCGGAGTACATTCGTAGCTCTTGAGCGTATACGTTATTAATTCTATGTAACGTAGGTTTAAATTTATTAAACAACTCCTGATCTAGAGGGCTCTTAAATGCAGGTGCTTTATTATCAATATACTGTTCACATAGAGTATGAATACGGGTACCACGGCCGGATGCCTTTTGTGATATCTTATTAGCTTCTTCTTCACCCACCCTCTTGCGCCACTCCATAATATAACCTATGTTGTATGCGGCAAGCACGGTAGTAATAGAAGGGTACTTATTACCTTCCGGGGTCACATAGTAACGAGTACCATTTTCGTTCAGTTGTTGTAGTTTGGGGACTTCACGGTCAAGCTTTACATGATTAAACATACGTTATTTTAATGGTGTCCTGATAATACTTCAACTGCGTGGGCGAAATGTTTCTTACGGTCTTCTAGACCAATAGTACCACCGTTAATCTTTTTAGTCATCATAACGAAGTCGCCAGAATCGGCGTACTGGTTAAGATTATTCTTATGCCAGAACCAGCATGCGGAGTGAATAGCGTAATAGGCATCTAAAAGAATATCAGGATTATCTAATAGCGTTTCATCCTGGAACATAAACCTTGAACAATTACGGTAGTTATCTTTACCGGTCAATTGAAGGAGTCCTCGGCCCCTGAACTTCCAACCATCACCAGATGATTCAGGCCCGTTACCCATCCTACCACCATACGATTTATTAGCAATAAGTTCAGGCTTACCTGCATATTGCTCCGCCACACCGGCAGGGTACCGTTGAGGCCATATCCTTGTCAATGTAGCTGCTTTATAGTTAAGGTTTTCCTCAAGCATTGAGAAGCCCCCAGACTCGTGTGCACATTGAGCAATAAAAGAAGCAACCCTTGGTACCGTTGTAATACCGTACTGAGGTAAAGCTTCACACATACTTTCATACCAGTCATCAGGTCCCCCTAATGCACGTGGTAGTAACTCTCTTACATGACTTTCAGTAAATTCGAAATCAAAACTCATTTATGTCTCCATGTCTTCGTATCTAATCTTAGCCAATATATAGTCTTTAACTAAAGAACTTCTCACAATATCAGCCGCTTCAAATTCTATTTTAGTAAATGCACCCATGTGATAGGCAATATCAAAAAACTTAAGAATACCACTCACATCGGTCTTCTTCTTATTTAGGTCTGTTTGTCTATAGTCTCCACACCAGATAATCTTTGACCTATAACCTACCCTTGTCATGACAGTATCGATCTCTTCAAAATTCATATTTTGCATCTCATCGACAATAATAATTGCATCGTCAAATGACATACCGCGAATAAAGGATGTTGATATAAACTCAATATGACCTTGTTCGGCTAATCTATCGTATGCATCTTTTCTATCAAACAATGTAGCGCAAATTTGACGATATGGTTGTTGATAGATGTCTAACTTCTCGTCAATATCTCCTGGTAGGTGACCCATCTCCCTAGATTGTACTGCCGAACGAACTATAATAATTTTATTAAAAGGATTTGTCTTATCTAATACTTCTTCTAATGCCTTGTATACTGCGATGAATGTTTTCCCTGTTCCTGCAACTCCGTGAAGTGCTAAGAAGTAATCGCCTCTTTTATATGCGTCGTAAAATAACCTTTGATTATCTGTTAATGGCTCAAATGATTTTAGGTGATCAATTTTTAACCTAAGTGCATTTGTTTGTTGAACTTTTGAACTTGTGTGTCTTTCCTCGGTGTCGTGAACAATAGGAAGTTTCGCAGCTCTTTTAGTAGACATGTTTCCCCTTAAGAAAATAAAAAAAGGACTACAGATTACCTGTAATCCTTTACGTTAAGTTATATAACAAAGATACCCAGAATCATTTTCTGGATAATTTATCCGCCAAGTTACTTTTATAATTTGCGGCATGAATCTTAGACAAAACTTCATTAAAGCCTTGATCAGGTTTTCTAATTCCTAGTCTAACTACGTCACCCATGACAGGGGCACCAATGATGACTTCTAGATTAGGATTCTCTTTTAAATACTCTTCACGAGAATTCCACGACATAATCTTATCGTAAATCTCTTCAGTTT